GATGCAGCTAATAATGAGTTCAGCCTAATCTTTACTTAATAAGTATTGACTACTGAGGTAGAGTAGAGAAGTATATATTTTAATTTATGGCATTTGTAAGAAAAAAGACGAAGGTGTATTCTTGGCCTGTAGAGGTTAAAACACCTTCTGAAACTAACATTGGTGAATTTGAAACAAGCGAATTTATTGGTAAATTTAGACGTTTATCAAGAACTGAGCTAAATAATTTTAACGAAGAAAGCGAGTATAAGGCATTAGAAAAAGTTTTAGTTGGTTGGGAAGATTTAAACGAGGAGGATGGTACTCCTATTCAGTTCTCAAAAGCAGAATTAAAAAGTTTTGCAGAAGATACAGATTTTGTTGCTGGTGTATTAGATGCTTTTAAATCTTTCTATGCAAATGCACAATCGGGAAACTAACTGATGCTGCCTTATATTGGGCTTCGGGTGGCAAACAAGTTATAGATGAAACACAGAAAGACGCTGCTGCGTTTGGTGTAAAAATCGAGGAGCAACCAAAAGAAGAAACAGATTTTGAGGTATTTGATGAAAATTGGGAGATTGTTAATATGTTCCTTCGTTGTCAAACACAATGGAACACATCTTTTGGAGGTGTAGTAGGATTAAAATATGAGGTATTATTACTTGATGGAGGTCTATTTGACCTCTATCATGTAGATAACCGACAAGAAATGCTCGCTGGTTTACAATTAATGGAAGCTGTTGCCGTTAAACAACTTAATAGTAAGGAGCAGCAGTAAATGGCGACTGAAGTTAATACCGTAAAAATAAGTATAAAGACTTTTGGTAATGATGAGCTAAAAAAATTAAATGCGACTTTTGGCAAAATAAATAAAACTCTTGTTTTAAATAAAAAAAGTTTAGACGATACAGTTGCCAGTATTTTACGAGTAGATAAAAGGGCTACGAGTTTTAATGGTGGATTAGCTAAGAGTAATAAAATTATTAGAGATCAAATAGCAGCTTTTAAGGTTTTAAGAGATCAAGTTGATAAGGGAGGTGCGTCATACAGTCGTTTTACAGCAGAAATTGACAAATTAAATGCAAGTCTGAGCATACAGCCGGGGCAGCAATATGCCAGTGCTTCTATAGTTGGCCCTATGCCTGACACCAGAGGTAGGTTTGCAAAGTTTAGAGACAGTATTGTCGGATCTGCCAAGAATATGGGTGTTGGTCAAAAAGCAGCACTTGGAGCATTGGCTGGATCTGGAGTTGCTGGTAATTTTGGTGCTGTTGGCTCTATGGGCTTGGCAGGGGCAGCAGTTGGAGGTGTAAGAGGTGGAGCTTATGGTGCTGCTATTGGTCTTGGAGTTGAAACTATTAAGGCTGCGAAAGCTGCTGCTCAATATTCAGCGCAAATACAAAAATTAGAAATAGCACTAAAAGGTGTTACCAAAACACAAGGTGAGTTTGAAAAAGCTCAAAGAATTATATCTACTACTTCTAAAAGGTTAAACGTACCTTTAGGGGCTGCTACAAAACAATTCACTACATTGTCTGCATCTGTTATTGGTGCTGGCGGTAATGTTGATGATGCTGAGAAAGTATTTAAAGGTGTGTCAGAAGCTATTAAAGCAACTGGTGGAGATGCTGAAGACGTACAGTCTGCTATTCGAGCAATGTCACAAATTTTCGGTAAAGGTAAGGTGTCGGCTGAAGAATTACAAGGCCAACTTGGAGAAAGGCTCCCCGGTGCAGTTGTTAAGTTTGCAAACGCAACAGGCAGATCTTTACCAGAACTACAAAAAGATTTAAGAGATGGAACTGTAGGTTTGAATGATGTTATGAAGTTTGTTGTCAAACTTAGCGAGGATCACGCTGCTGCTGCTGAAGAGATGGCAAATTCATCGGTTGATGCTGGACAAAGAATGGCTGTTTCTTTGCGAGCATTGCAAAAGGAATTTGGTGATTTGTTTATTCCTATTGGATCATTAATTCAGAAGTTTATAGCAGGCATGGCTGATGCAACGACAGCAACTCTTAAGTTTTTCAGAGCAGTAATTAAGGGTAATAAAGAAGTGTCTAATGAAATACTAGCTTTTGATTATGCTTTTGAAGCAGTTGGTGGGCGAGATGCAATGACTAAAATGGGCAAAAGAAGGTTTGCAAAAACAGGTGCTTTTGATATAAGTATGCTAAAAGCTGAAGACAGATCTAAATTTTTATCTGCAAAAGAAAATAGGTTAGATTTTTTAAATGAGCAAGATGCTGACAAACCGAGTAACTTTGATGATCCTACAAGCCCTATAGAAAAACAATTAAATCTTGCAAAAATTAAAGAAGAGCTTGGTTTAATAGGTAAGCAAGAAGTAGAAAATTTAGAAATAGAAAAGAGAGCAGCAGAAATATATAAAGAAATAGAAGGAGAAACTTTTGCTGTAGGTCTAAATGTTGAAGATATAGTTGAGAAATTGAAAAATGCAAAACCAGCTACAGAAGGTTTTAAAGAAGGGTTTGAAAAACTTGTTGAAGAAGCAACAAACTTAGAGAAAAAAGTAGGAGATCTTGCATTAGATGTCACAAATAAACTTGGAGATGCGTTTGCTGATTTCTTTATAGAAGGCAAAAAAGGTTTTGGTGAATTAGCAAAATCAGCTATTAAAGAGTTGAATAGAATTATTTTAAAAGCAATTTTTATGAAAAATATTGCAACTCCTATACTTGGTTTCTTAAATCTCAATGCAAATGGAAATGCTATAGAAAAAGGAGAAATTGTACCAAGTGCTATGGGTAATGTATTTGCAAGAAATAAAATTGTTCCTTATAAGTTGGGAGGCATAGTCAATTCTCCTCATATTTTCCCCATGAAAAACGGAGCAGGCATCTTAGGCGAAGCTGGGCCAGAAGGAATCCTCCCATTGAAGCGTGGAAAAGATGGAAAACTTGGTGTTATTGCTCAAGGAGGAGGGGTTGGTAATATAGTTGTTAATGTTGATGCTTCTGGTACATCTGCCGAGGGCGATGACGAGCAAAGTCAGGCATTTGGAGAATTATTGGGATCAGTTGTGAGAACAACTATTATTGAAGAACAAAGGCCGGGAGGTTTACTAAATAGCTAATGGCAATTTTTCCTACAACAATCAAACCAAGTTTTACTTTTCAAAAAACAGAAAAGCCGAAAGTAAGGGTAACAAAACTTGGAGATGGATTTGAACAAAGGGTAGTTTTTGGCTTGCCGACACAACAAGATCCAAATGAATTTAATGTAAATTTCAAACACATAACTCACGAAGAGGCTAGAACGATTGATGCGTTTTTAAAAACTCAAGCATTGCTTGGAGCTAGTTTTACATTTACACCAGAGACAGAATCTATATCAGCAAAAACCGTACAAATAACAGTTGCTAGTGGAACTACTGTTGGTGTAGTAGCTTCTAATAATCATGGTATTGCTTTAAATGATTTTATAAACATAACAACAAGTAATAATGTTTTGGTTGGCACTGGGAATCATTTAGTGCAAACATATACCAATCAAAACGAATTTACAATAAAAACTAATAGTAATTCGGGTAGTACGGCACAATTTAATATTACATACATACGATCAGGTGCGGGACAATATGCGTGTGAAGATTGGTCTTATACTTTGGAAAACGCTAGAACAGCTACATTAAACGCAAAATTTAGACAAGTATTTGAACCGTAATGTCTATTCCTGTTTCTGATTTACAAGGCTTAAATAATATTTCTATTCTTGATTTTTTTTCAATTGAATTAGTTGAAAACTTGCATTATATTCCTAACAATATTGATATGAATTATGCACAATCAGGTAACGTCATAACAATAACTGCACCAAATACTAATTCAATGCCAAGTGTAGGTGATCTTGTAAATTTAAAATTTAAAGAATTATTGGCTAATGGAAATGAAGCTGAAAATATGATTGATACTTTTTATACTGTTGTAACTAAGCCATCTACCACTACATTTACAGTAAAATCATTAACAAGTCAAACTGTTTCAAGTCAAACTAATGGCGTAACTTTTAAGCAATCAAATACTACTCCTCCGCTACCTATTACATATTTATTTCATAGCGGTGTAAATTTAAAAGATTCGCAAAGTGTTGTTTGGCAAGGTAATACCTATGACAAATATCCATGCGAAGCTGAAGGCTATACTTATTCAACTAATGGTGCATTGCCAAGACCAAAAATAAAATTTGCAAATGCTTTTGGAACTATTACTTCTTTTTTAAAATCATATAATATTTTTAAAATTGGTGATTTTTCTTGTCCAATAAATTTTGGTGGAGCAAAAATAACAAGGCATAGAACTTTAGCAAAACATCTTGATAGTATTAATTTTCTTGATAATATAAATCCTTTCGGCACACCTAATCCATCAGCAGAATTTGATAAGGAAATATATTATGTAGAAAGGATGATTTCAGAGGATAGAGATGTTGTTGGATTTGAATTAATTTCAACTTTTGATTTAATAGGAGTAAATGCGCCATCAAAACTTGCTAATGAAGAAGATTTTCCCGGTATTGGCAGGTTTATAAATCAATGAATTGGAAAGAAAAAGCAAAAGAATATTCTGAAAAACTTTATCCAAAAGAAGCTTGTGGTTTGGTTGCAATAATAAAAGGAAAAAAGGTTTTTTACCCATGTAAAAATGTTGCAGAATCTACTATGGAATTTTTTGCTCTTGATCCTGATGATTATGCTGACTGTGAAAATCAAGGAGAAATAATTGGTATATTTCATTCCCACCCTGTATCTAGTTCAATACCTTCAGAAGTTGATATTTTAAGTTGTAATTATTTAAAAATGCTGTGGTATATCTACAGCAATAAAGATGATTCATGGAATGAAATTACACCAAAAGAGAATTTAACAAATCCTTTAATAGGAAGAAAATTTGTATGGGGTGTGCAAGATTGTTGGTCTTTAATATATGATTGGTTTTTATTAAATAAGAATATAACTTTAAAAAAATGGACAAGACCAAAAAGTTTAAAAGAATTTGAAAATAATCCATTGTTTGAAAAATGTGCTAAAGATACAGGATTTAAAGAAGTTACAAATCAAGAATTAAAAATAGGTGACGTAATGCTTATGGAGGGTATGTATAACAAGCTTAGTCATGTTGCTTTATATATTGGAGATTCAACAATTTTGCATCATACTGTTGGTAAGTTAAGTTGTAGAGAAATTTATGATTTAGAATACCAAAAGATCACAAAAAAAATATATAGATATGAAACTTAGAAAAATAAAAGTTTATGGGTTATTAAGAAAATATTGTGGTCAGTCATGTTTTGAGGCTGCTATAAAAACTCCAAAAGATGTATTCCTTTTTTTAAAAGCGAATTTTCCTGATCTTGAAAATCATATGTCAAATCAAATGTACAAAATTAGGGTAAATGGCGAGACATTAGATAATATAGATTTAAACATTAATGGAGATATAGAAGTTATACCTTTAGTAATCGGTGCAGGTAGAGTTTTCAAGAAAATTGCAATGGTGGTAGTTGGTGTAGCAATATACTATTACTCTGGAGGTCTGGCAGGTACTTTTGGAATAACACAAGGAGCCACTTTTGCTAAGAATTTTGCGTTTTTAGCTAAGACATTGCAAACTGTTGGGGCTGTAATGGCAGTTAGTGGTGTATCTTCATTGTTAGGTTTAGGTCAAGAGTATGGGAACCCGCAAGACCTTGATATTGCAGATCCAAACTTAAGAGCATCTTATTCTTTCTCAAATATAAATAATGTTGCAACTGCTGGAACTCCAATTCCGATAATTTATGGAGAGATATTGGCTGGTTCTATTATTATTTCATCAGGTGTTGATTCTTTACAAGTGAGAAAAGATATAGGCGGTAGTACACCGTTTAAGTCTTTAATTCAACAGGAGGTGTCAGAGTAATGGTTAGAATTGTTGGCGATCAGTTTTTTGGAAAACAAAATGTTAAAAAGGTAGATTCTAATTTAAAAGAAGATGATATAAAAAGTATTCAGTTTGCAAAAATAATTGATTTACTATGTCATGGAGAAATAGAAGGTATAAAACTTGGAAGTTCCTCTCAAAGTTATTCCTATCTTGAAAATATTTTTTTAGATGATACACAAGTACAAGATGTTAATGGAAGGCAAAATTTTTCAGATGTAACAATAGATTTGAGAAATGGCACAGCGAGTCAAGAAATAATTAATTTGATAGATGCGATTGAAAATACACGATCCGTAAGTAGAGAAGTTGATCGAACCCCTTACAACACAGCAGTAAGTGGTGATTATTTTATTAATAATTCAAATAGAACAGCTACTGTTGTAAAGAAAGGCAATTCTGATTCTGGATATAGGATTAGTCAAGATACACTGTTTGATGATACAATTTCTCAACAACCAGCACAGTCACTTCTTTTTATATATCAAAGTAATACTCATTTATTTAAAGTTAATGAGTTTGTAAACATAGAAAGAACTACTACAAACTACAGTAGTTTAGTACGAAGTGAAAAAGTGATTGAAGTTGGAAATGCAGAAAAATCCGGTGTTCCGGGGTATAAATATATCATAATAAAAAGACCAGCTAACTATACTGACACTACAAATGACGCACAAAGAACAACTCCTTTAACTGCTGATGTTATGACTAGCGTAGGAGTCTCTGCTACGACCAGCAACATTAATGCTTCAACTATAGATTTTGACAAACTTAGAGTTACTTTACAATTCCCTGATTTGAGTAAATTGAACGATGATGGGACAACTGATCCATTAAGTGTTAATTTTGGTATTCAAATCATAGAGAATGATGGTACAACACATTATCCATTTGTAAATGAAAGTGTTAAAGGTGTTGCTGTGCGAGGCTATACAAGAGATTATGAGATAGATTTAACAACTCTAGGGGCTCTAGGATTCTTTAGTAAAACTGGAAGTCATGTTTTCAAGTTACAATTTGAAGGGAGAAATGTAAATAATTTAACAACAGGTGGAAGTCACACAATAAAATTTTTAGATGGAAATGATACTTTATTTAACAAAACGATTACAAATGTTAGCTTCACAAGTGTATCTTATAACGATGTGTATGATAAAACTCTTGTTTTAACAAGTATTAATGGGGATGCTTTAGGACTTACTGATGAGGAAATGTTCTCTAACAATGGTCAATATTCACGTGTATTTAATATAGCTTTATTAAGTACTCTTTCAAGTTATCCTTTAACTATTAAAGTTGTAAGAAATGATTTAGACGAAACTAATGCAAAATTTAGAAATAAAATTGTTTTTCAATCGTTTACTGAAATAAAGTCAGAGCAAAGACCATATAATAATTTTGCTTTAGCTGGTTTACGATTTGATGCTGAACAATTTGGGAGATACCCAAGTCGAAAATATTTAGTACAAGGAACAAAAATAAGAATACCAGCACCAGATTCAGAGGGTAGAACTCCTGAAGTAATTAGAACTGAAAAAAGATCGCGTGAATTAAATTTAGGCACTTTTGGAACTATAAAAAACTTTAATTTTATTTATTATCCTCCGAATTATATTTTTAATGGCACTTTAACTACAACAAAAGTCTTCACAAATGATCCTTCGTGGATATTATTTGATTTACTTACAACAAGTAAAGGTTTTGGAGAACATATACAAGAAGATAAATTAGATATATATAGTTTTTTTGAAGCGTCAAAATATAGTTCAGAACTATTAACATTATCTGACGGCACAAAAGAGCCTAGATTTGCTTGCAACGCAATACTAGGCCAAAAAAAAGATGCTTATCAAGTCATAAGAGATTTTTGTTCAGCTATGAACGCTGTTCCATTTTATTCTGTAGGTTCTTTGAAATTATCTCAAGACAGACCAACTGATGTAAGTTATGTTTTTGGATTGGCAAATGTCACCGAATTTGGATTTGTTTATAACAGCACTGCACAAAAAACAAAATTTACTCAATGTACAGTTTCATATTTTGATAATGAAGTTCAAGACCTACAAATAGCAAATGTTTTTTTAAAAGATTTACATTCCAATTTAGCAGGCGTAGAAAATGCTTTTGGAAAAAATACAAAAAACCTAAAGACTTTTGGGTGTACATCAAGAACACAAGCAATTAGAGCAGCAAAGTGGTTTTTATTAACACAATTTACAAGAGGTGAAACAGTATCTTTTTCAGTAACAGTTGAAGCAGGCGTAATTGTTAGGCCGGGTCAAGTAATAGCTATTCAAGATCCTCTAAAAATGGAAGATAGAACAGGTGGTCGTATAGTCTCGGCAACTACAAATGAAGATAATAATACGACTGTAATAACAGTAGATGACGTTGAAAAGACAAATCTAAGCAGTACTGGAACAACAAGCATGCAATTAACTATTGTTTTAGATACACCAGAAAACGAAAACGATCCTAATTTAAGTCGTAAATATGTTGAAACGAAACCAGTATTGTCTGTTGATCTTGCTCAAAAAACTATTACCACTAATAAATTTAGAAGTAATCCATTACCAAATACTTATTATGTAGTTGATAGGCAAGTTAATAATGTATCTTCTTTACCTAAATATAAAGTAATTAGTATTTCAGAAGGGAAAAATGATGGCAGCTATAGTGTTACAGCAGTTTTATATAATGAATTAATTTATTCAATAGTAGAGTCTGTTGATGCAATAACAGTTGAACCTGTTAAAACTGTTATAGATTTACCATCACCTCCTACAAATTTAGATGCTGTTGAAAATATTATTCTTCAAGACAATAGGGCTACATCAGTAATTAATGTTTCTTGGACACCTGTTAATGGAGTTAAAGAATATTTATTAGAGTTTAATGTAGATGGTGGAAATCTTAAAAGAATTAAAACATCAGAAATTAGTTACGATATTTTTAATGCACAGGCAGGTTTATATAGTTTTGCTGTGCGATCTATAAATGCTTTTGGGCAACAAAGTAATGATGAAGCGCAAATAATAAAAGAATTTCAAGGTAAAACAAAAGCTCCTAGTAATGTTTCAAATCTTTTTGTTGAAGCTGTTAGTGATGAATTAATAAAAATTAAGTTTGATAAATCAACTGAAGCTGATGTTACTCATGGTGGATTTGTTGCTTATTGCTATGACAGTAATACTGATGGCAGTGGAAGTTTTTTTCTTGATAATGATACATTATCTTTTCCGGGAAATTCTTCAGAAATTATTGTCCAAAATCTTCCCGGTGAACATATGCTTAAATTTATTGATGATGGAGGTAGAGCTAGCTTGAGCTCTACGTCAATAGTTATTAATACAACTCCAGCATCAAATGTTCAATATAATGACATAAAGAAACAAACAACTGCAATTGTACAAACTATTGCAGAACATACAACTAGCCCTAAGTTCCAAGGTTTTTCTGGCATACCTCTTTTTAACACCGAATTTAGCTCATCGCTTGATGCCTTGACATTAACAAGTACTGGAGTAACAAGTGGATCGGCAGCATATTTATTTAAAGATATATTAGATTTAAAACAAGTTGCAACAGTTCAATTAGAAAAAGTAATATCTGCGGAAGGAATATCAAATGTAAATTGGGATGACCATGTTGGAAATGTAGATACATTTAGAACTTGGGATCAACTTCCTAGTTCTGAAACATTTGATATTTCAGTAAAAGTAAAAGTACAATCTACAAATAATGCACCCGCAAATTCATCAAGTTATGTAGTCAACGATTTTAATGGTTGTCCGTTTGTTGAGGTTACTAACTCTACATTTAGAGGTCGAGGATTTAGGTTTGTTTTAGAGTTATTTTGCAGAAATTTAAATCAAAATATAAAAGTAAAACAACTTGGGTGTAATGTAAAAATCAATCGAAGAACAGAGACTAGCATCCAAACATTAACTACATCAAGCAGTCAAGATACAGTAGTTACTTTTGTTAAACCATTTTTTGCTGGTGATGCTTCTTTAACTATTGGAGCAAATTTAAAACCTCATGTAGAAGTAACAGTTTTAAATTTAACTACAGGAGACACTTTATCAGTTACAAGTGTCACGAATACTAATTTTACAATTAACGTGTTAGATAGTAATAGTCAAAGAGTTGCCCGTAACTTTACTTTTGTTGCTATTGGTTACGGATAAATTACAATGTATAATAAATAAAAAAATAAAATGTCAAACAATAACGATTACGTAATAGACAATGATACAGGTCAAGAAGTTCGTTTAGATATACAAGATGCTTTTCAACAGTTAGCAAGTAATAATTTTGGTACTACTCCTCCAGCTAATGCAGCTTTTGAACATCAATGGTTTGCAAATGGAGATACGGGTAAGTTGATGTATAAAGATGCAAGTAATAATAATAACGTAGCAAACTATTTTAATTTAGCGAACTTAACAGGAGGTCTTTTTGTAGATCAAACAAGCACTTTTAACGGTGATGTAGTTTTTAATGGTACACATTCAAGCGGTTCATTTGATATTACGTTTGATGCTGATAATACAAGTGGAAGAGGAGCTTTGGTTTTTAAAGATGAAACAAAAATGATAATAGGAACTGGTAATGATTTTGCGATGTCTCATACAGTTGGTTTCAATTTTTTTACTGCTTTAACCGATCAACCAACAATTATGACAACTAAAACGTATACAAATAATTCTAGTTTCCCATGTTTAACGATACAAACAAAAAATGCTGACAACAGTCCTACCAGTGGTACAACAGAAGAAGCTTATGAGGCTTATTTAGATGCGGGCCAACATTTGTTCTTTAATGGTGTAAAGAAATTTGAAACTACAGCGAATGGGATTACTGTTCAAGGAGCAGTTACAACACAGGATATCAATATGTCTAACCTTAGCTCATTACCTAATGAGGTTGATAACACACAAGGTAGCTGGTCAATACAGGAAGGGGCAGATGATTTGTTTTTAATAAATAGAGTTAGTGGTAAAAAATATAAATTCAATCTTACTGAGGTAACATAAGCTATCCTTAAGATAGTTGGTAGTTTCTTATGGCAATTAAACCCGGTACATATAATTTTACGTTACAGCGTAGATCAGATCATAGTATTCCCTTGTTATTTAAAGATAGTAATAATGCAGCAATTAATCTAACAGGATATACAGTACAGGCACAAGTTTGGGATCGAGATAGGAATATAAAATATGCAGATTTTGCTGTTACTTATACGGATCGTGCTGCTGGGTCTGTTGCTATATCTTTAACTGATGTCCAAACCGAAACATTTATAACTGATAAATTATATTATGATGTTTTATTAACTAACCCTGCGGGGTTAAAAGAATATTATTTAGAAGGTATTATTAGTATAACCGAAGGATACACAGCATGAACACTGTTACTGTTACTGAGACAAAAAATACAATTTCAGTAAATGAAACTACTAATACTGTTACTATCCAAGAAGGCCAAGCAACAGTTGTAACGGTAGCGACAGAAGGGCCACAAGGCCCAGCTTTTGCTGATGGTGATATAGGCGACATAATTATTAGTGACGGTGGAACGGTAGCGACCATAGATGCTGGAGCTATTAATACTACAAAAATAGCTGATGATGCAGTTAACTCTGATAAATTAGCAAGTGGACTTTTATTAAGTGCTGGAACTAATAAAAATATTCGTTTTGCTGGAAATATTGGGGAAATAGGAAGTGTTACAGGTTTTCAAGCAGTAAATGACGCTGAGAACGCTAATACAGATTTTGGTATTAGAGCTACAACTATTCGTTTGGCAACAGGTAGTGCAGAAAGATTAAGGGTCAAAGATGCTGGTATTGATGTAACAGGCGATATAACAGCAACTGGTGATCTGACTATAACCAGTGCAACTCCAATAATAAATCTTACTGATAGTAATAATGACAGCGATTATCAAATTAAAAATGGTAACGGGGACTTTAATATTAAAGACGTAACCAATAACGCTAATAGGTTAAGTATAAATTCTTCTGGAAGAGTTGATGTTGCTGGAAACTTAGATGTTGGGTCTGGACTTGATGTTACAGGAAATATCACAGTAACAGGAACAGTAGATGGTCGTAACTTAGCTACTGATGGTACAAAATTAGACGGAATTGAGAGCAATGCAACCGCAGATCAAACAGCAAGTGACATTAAGACTCTTTTAAATAGTGATGGCCTTACTAATTCACAGATAAGTGGAAGTGCTGCAATAGCTGGTACAAAGATCTCACCTGATTTTGGATCGCAGAATATAACTTCTACTGGAAATGTCAGTGCTAATGCTGTTAGTGGTGCTTCTTTTAGTGGTAATGGTGCGAGTATAACTAATATAAATGCTGCGAATATAGCATCAGGTCAGATCGCTTCGGCAAGAGTACCGACACTTAACCAGAATACTACTGGATCTGCTGCCACACTAACCACTGCAAGAACTATTGCTGGTGTTAGTTTTGATGGTTCTGCCAATATTGATATTTCCTACGCAAACTTAACAAACAAGTTAACTGTAGGTGACGGTGGATTAACACAGAATAACTTTACGGATACACTGAAAACTAAATTAGATGGAGTTGCAGTAGGAGCAACTAATGTAACTAATACAAACCAGTTAACAAATGGTGCTGGATTTATTACTGCAAGTGATGGAATTACAGGAAACGCAGCATCAGCGACAGTTTTAGCAACAGCAAGAACGATAGCAGGGGCGAGTTTTGATGGTAGTGCAAATATAGATATTTCATATACAGACTTAACCAACAAATTAACTGTTGGAGATGGTGGTTTAACACAAAACAATTTTACAAATACTCTTAAGACAAAACTTGATGGCATTGAAGCTAATGCTATTAATGCTTCTAATACTGCGATAACAAACAAATTACCGCTTGCTGGTGGTACGTTAACTGGAGATTTAACAATATCTAGTGCAACTCCAATAATAAATCTTACCGATACTAATAATGACAGTGACTATCAGATAAAGAACGGTAATGGAGATTTTAATATTAAAGACACAACTAATGATGCTAATAGACTAACTATAAATTCTTCTGGTTTAGTTACCATTACTAATGATTTAACTGTAACAGGTAACTTCACTGTTAATGGAACGACCACAACGATTGATACGACTACACTTACAGTTGAAGATAAAAATATTGAACTAGGCAAGGTATCAACTCCTACCGATACTACTGCTGATGGTGGTGGTATTACATTAAAGGGTGCGACAGATAAGACGTTTCAGTGGTTAGATGCTACAGATAGCTGGACAAGTAGTGAGCATATTGCATTACCTGATAATAAGAAGTTACAACTAGGAGATTCTCAGGATTTAACAATTTTTCATAGTGGTAGTGATTCTAAGATTCAAGAAACTGGCACTGGTTCTTTATATATACAAACTGATAATCAAATAATTCTTGGAAAAACAGGTGGCGAAAATTTAGCAAAATTTATTGCTGATGGAAAAACAGAATTATATTTCGATAACAGTAAAAAATTAGAGACAACTTCTAATGGAATTAATGTTTATAATAGTGGCTTAGTATTTCAAACTACTGCAAGCGGAACTAATACATTTGGCAATATACAAATTCCAAATGACACAGGAAAAATAAGACTAGGTGCTTCACAAGATTTAGAGCTATATCATGATGGGTCTCATAATTACATTACAAGTAGTAATGGGATTATACATATAATTGGTGATGGCACAAATCAAATAAAAATAACCGCCAAAAATGGTGAGCAAGGTATAAGACTTACTCCTGACGGTGCATTTGAAGCATTTTACGACAACAGTAAAAAGATTGAGACAACTTCAACTGGAGTAGATATTACTGACAATCTGTCTATACCAGACGATAACTATATATATGTTGGAGATGGTAATGATTTAAGAATAAGACATGATGCAACAGGAGGAAATCATAGTTATATTTTTCATCATGGAACTGGTGTTTTTAAGCTTGCAAGTGATACTCAATTAATACTAGGCTTAACTTCTGCTGAAAAATTTATTGGATGTAATGCTAATGATAATGTAGAACTTTATTACGATAACAGTAAAAAACTAGAGACAACTTCAACTGGAGTTAATATTGATGGCAACTTACTTTTAGGACATACTTCTTCAAGAGCCATTGCTAATGTTACAGCAGCACAACAAATAGAAGGAACAGCAGTTTCAACATCTTTATCCATAACAAGAAATAGTGCTGCTGCTGCTGGTTCTTCACCTAAATTAAACTTTGGAAGAACAAGAGGATCTGCTGTTGGCGATAATGACGCAGTGGCAGATAATGATAATTTAGGAGAAATACGTTTTAGTGGTGCTGATGGAAATGATTTAACAAATCACGCAGCAAGTATTTCAGCTTTAGTAGATGGTTCTGTAAGTAATAACACAGTGCCAGCACGTTTAGTATTTAGTACTGCAACAGGTTCTGACCCTGTAGAACGTTTACGCATTACCTCTGATGGCAACATACAAATACCAGACAGTGGAAGATTACAACTTGGTGCTAGTCAAGATTTACAAATTTATCATTCTGGGTCATCTTCTTATATACAAAATTCCACTGGTTTCTTATTTATACACGGTAACGATATTGCATTAAGATCACAGGCAAATGAAAATTATATTGTTTGTGATGCAAATGCAGAAGTAGAACTTTACTTCGACAATAGTAAAAAGTTAGAGACAACCTCAACTGGCGTATCGGTTACAGGTGATGCAACTATTAGTGGAGGGCAGTTAACACTAGGTGCTGCTGATACCGCATCTGGTCATTTAAACTCATTTGAAGTAATGACGTTTAATATTGATTCAGATAATGATGATACAAATAGATATTTTGCATTTTATAAAAACGGTAATAGTGGCAGTGGAACTGAGCTATTTAAAATTTTAGAAGATGGCAATGTCCAGATAGCAAACGACAATGCAAAACTACAACTCGGTGCTAGTCAAGATTTACAGTTATATCATGATGGATCAAATTCCTATATAGATGAAACTGGTACAGGTGGTTTATATATTAGAGTTGCTGGTACTGCTAATAATGGATTTTACAAATATGCAAGCAATGAACCATTAGCAACATTTCAACCTGACAATGCTGTTCGTTTATATTATGACAACTCGAAGAAGCTAGAGACAACAGCCGATGGCATAACAGTTCAACAAGGTATTAATGTTGATGGTATTGAAGGCGGTGCTGCTCAAATTCGTCTAAAAGCCGATCAGGGAGATGACAATAATGATTTGTATAGATTATTAGTAGAAGATGGTGGTGCTGGGTTAAAGCTACAGAATTATGATGGTTCATTTAACGATAGATTAACAATAACTTCAACAGGTGTTGATGTTACAGGTACATTAAATGCAAGTGGTCAACTTGTTGGTAATAGTTCTAACTCTGGAAAGTATGTCAGAATGTACGGCGGTGCTGGTACAGGGAGATGGGATATTTATGGACATGGTGCTAACTTACGCTTCAGTGATAATGAGTCTGCTGGTAGCATAGTATTTGACCATAACGTAGATGCAAACGGTGGTATTGATGTTACTGGAGATATAAATGTTACTGGAGGAATTAATCCTACTAATAATATAACTTTTACAGATAGTTCGGCGGGAGGGAATAATAGAATAATTTTTGGTGCTAGTGCGGATCTTCAAATCTGGCATGATGGGAATCACTCTTACATTGCAGATGAGGGAACAGGACGTTTAAAACTTGCTGGTAGTGCAGTTCAAATTACAAATGCTGCTATTACTGAAACCATGCTTTATGCAGTTGAGGACGGAGCCGTAGAACTGTACTACGATCACTCGAAGAAGCTAAATACACATAGTGGAGGGATTACTGTTACTGGTTATATTCAAATGGACGGTACAGAGGGTTCTGCTGCTGCTGGAAATATTTATATAGAAGATAATGGTAAATTAAAATTTGGAGATGGTGGAGATCTAGAAATTTATCATGATGGATCAAATTCGTTTATTTCTGAGACAGGAACTGGTGTATTAAAAATATCAGGTGGTGGCGGAGTTTTTATTAATAATGAAGATAATTCTGAATTTATAGCTGCTTTTTTACAAAATGGAGCAGTAGAACTTTTTTATGACCACTCGAAGAAACTAGAAACGACCTCTTCGGGAGCTAATGTTACTGGTAAATTAGGAATAAATGTAAGTAGCCCTGCAACTACTTTAGCGTTACAAGATACCGACCCTGTTATACATATAGTTCGTAATTTTGGTAGTGGTAGCTCAGATATAGGATCTATAAATTTTGGTAATAATAATATAGATTCTGATTTAGCTAGAATTACGGCTGTTGGAGATGGTGCTACTGATAACGCTGCATTAGTATTTAAGACTCAGGCAACTGGTAATGCCGTAACAGAACGCATGCGTATAAATTCGTCTGGAAATGTACAGATAGCAAACGATTCAGGAAAGCTTCAACTTGGTGCATCTCAAGATTTAGAGCTATATCATGACGGCTCGCACAGCTATGTAAAAGATAATGGGACAGGGGAACTTAGATTAGCTGGATTAGTAAGAGTTACAGATGGAAATGCAAATCATACACAAGCATTATTTACTCCAGAAAGCTCAGTTGAACTTTATTACAATAACTCGAAAAAGTTTGAGACTATAAGTTGGGGTGCGCGAGTTACTGGAAACTTTGATGCAACTGGTAGTGTAGATACTAATGAATTAACTATAAATGGAACTACAGTTCTTAACTCAAGTCGAAGTTTATATAACTTAGGTGTACTTGAACTCGCTGATAATATTGAGGCTAGGTTTGGGTCAGGAACTGATTTAAAAATTTATCATGACTCAACAAACAGTCTGATTGATAATAATACAGGAGATTTATACATAAATTCTGCTGGCGGTATTTTTATAGCACCAAATAATGACGAAGCTGGAGTTTATGTAAGACCTAATGGAGCCGTTGAACTCTATTATGACAACGATAAGAAATTTGAGACTGCATCAATAGGTGTATATTCAAAATCTATTATGCCGTCTAGTCATGAAACTTTTGACATAGGTCAAAACATGGGTAGGTGGAATAATATTTATATAGCGGATAGTGGCAAATTACGTCTTGGACAAGATGATGACTTACAAATTTATCACGCTGCTGGTGCTGCAAGCCATATAAATGCTACAGGATTACTTAATATTGATGGAACTACTGGTGTAAGATTAGAGTATAATAATGCGACTAAGTTAGAGACAAAAAGTTATGGAGTTTTAGTTACAGGTTATATAACAGCAAATCCTACAAGCGGAAATCTAGGTTTTCATGCTGGTGATGACACTAAAATGACTTTTGGTGCTGGTGATGATTTACAAATTTATCACGATGGAACAGATAGTATCATTACTAATTCAACTGGAGATTTGAAAATTACCGATACTTCAGATGACATAACTATCACTGCTGCTGATGACATTAGATTAAGACCTCAAGGAGGAGAAAATGGTATAAATGTTCTTGGTAATGGGGGCGTAGAACTCTACTATGACAATAGTCAAAAGCTGGCAACATTCAGTGCTGGTATATCAGTTACAGGTCAAGTCAATTCAGATGGCTCTCATATGGGAGATAACGATAAAGCTATATTCGGAAACTCAAATGATCTAGAAATTTATCACAATGGATCGAATAGTTTCATTGTTAATGGCACAGGTCAACTGCAAATACGATCAGATCAGCTTGGAATGACACCTAATGATGGTAGTGAATATATGTTTTTTGCTAATAAAGATGGGAATGTAGAGTTATATTACGATGGGAGTAAAAAGTTTGAGTCTACAAGTGCTGGAGTTGAGGTAAGTGGCAATGTAACTTTTGCAGGGGATAGCAATACCCATATTAGTCATCCACAGGCTGATTATTTAAAGATAACAACTGGTGGTAATGAAGTCATGTCATTTACAGATGCTTCAAATATATTTGTCCCTGATAGTCGTAAGTTGATGTTTGGCGATAATGTGGATTTACAGATTCGCCATGATGGGTCAAATTCTTATATAACACATAGTGGAACAGGAAATTTATATATTGATGGTGATACAGATGACTTGGTTTTACAAGCTGGCGATGATGTTCGTATTCAAACTCAAGGCAATGAAGATGCTATACAGTGTCTCGGTAATGGTGGTGTTGAACTCTTTTATGACAACTCGAAAAAACTAGAAACAACCTCTTCGGGAGTGACTGTTACAGGTACAGTAACTGAAACTTCTGATATAGCTTTAAAATCTAATATTGAGCCATTAAATAATGCACTTGAAAAAATAAAACAAATTACAGGATATAAATATAATTTAAACTCTCAAGCTTCTATGGGTGTCATAGCACAGGATGTAGAAAAAGTATTACCAGAACTTGTACATGGTTTTGAAGGCAAAAAATCTTTACAATATAGCGGTTTAATTGGTGTCTTAGTTGAAGCGGTAAAAGAATTATCAGCTAAAGTTGCAGCATTAGAGGCAGCATAAACCGTATTGTCGTAAAGCGTTCAAGCAGTTACACTTTAAAATAATTACATTTATTTTATGTCAAAGTTATCTGAAAGATGCAAAAAACGTAAAGCAGAAGCGGAAGCCCTTGCTAATAAGTACAACGCAGGTGTTGAAGAAGCGCAAAAGCTAAATAACGCCAATGCACAACTTCTTGAACAGTTTAAAGTTGCTAATGCTAAGTATTCAGAACTTGTTGAACTTGTGAAAGAAGAAGAAGGAGTAGAGCAATCTGCAACAGAAGTTGTAGAATAATAAAAGAAACCTAATTTAAGTTATCATGGCTATCACTTACACATGGGAAATCAACGGCACTGCTTGTAAAAGAGATGTTGCTGATGGTTACTTTACTAATGTTGTCTATCGAGTAAAAGGAATGGACGGCACAGAAGAAAAGGCAAGACGCACAGGTGAAATAACCTTCGTTAAACCTGAGTCACTACCTTCTGGATTTATTGCTTTTGACGAATCTAAAAAGACTCCAGACAGTGCAACCATGATAACTTGGGTTAAAGATGCACTAGGAGCAGATGCTGTTACTGCATTAGAAGCTGGATTAAAAGCAGAGATTGATCTTATAAATACACCAGTACAAGCTACGGGCGTTGCGTTCTAAGCATTACGCCTAAAGTCACATAAAGTGGTGCTAATGCAAGAATTATTGTCAGAGTTATAATTGTTGTAGACATTGATAATATTTTCATGTTTCAAAAAATTTGTAATTATCTCTCAATTTTATCTGCTGTTTTAGTGCTAGGCATTTTAGGCGGTGGATTCTTTACATATAAGTATGTAACATCAGAAAATTTTCAAAAGAAAATGATGGATAAAGTTCTTGGAGGCGTTGGAGACATGATGCCTAAAGCTCTTGATGATGCTCTTCCAAAAATGACAGGCCCATCATTGCCAACTACTAAACTTCCAAAATTTTAATGAATTGTTGGCATTGTAAAACTGAATTAATCTGGGGTGGCGATCACGATACTGAAGAAGACACGCAGTATTGTATGGTCACAAATTTATCTTGCCCAAAATGCTTTGCTTTTGTAGAAGTATATCAACGAAGAGATGCCTACGATTAATCAAATACCTAATACAGCAATACCACGCATACCAATAATAAATATTCCTGTAGAACAATCATTACCTAGTACACCTCATATAACTAAAACTCTCCCACCGGCATTAACAATGCCTTGCGTAACTTTAAGAAATGATGGAACAAAAAATAGTCAGTTATTTGTAGATGATCCAAATGGGAATAAATTAGTATGTCCTTTGCCATATTATGTACCATTGCAATATGACAAAAAGAAAATTCTTCTTGTAGAAGAACAAAAACCTCCAACTAATACCTCCCCACCAAAAACAGATACGAAAGAACCAGAAGTGCCTAAAGTAGACACAGAGCCACCATGTCCAGATCCAAAAAAAAATAATCCAAGAATAGGAGATTTAAATGCAAAAGGAACAGAAAAAGTTGTTGGGTTTAAATATATAGAAGAGACTAAAGAATGTGTTGTTCAATATGAAGCTACAACAGCAGTTGAAAAATATCTTCCAAGTCTTAATACAGTATCTACAACATTTGCCATAACAGTAGTAGCAACTACGGCTGCAACACTTACACCTATTCTTAATAGAGTACTAAAACCTTTATTTAAGCAAGTTATAGGTAAAATCAAAAAAGCTATAGGCAAGAAGGGTACAAAGTTTTCTGGCAAAAAACCTATGAAAAGCAAAATTAACAAGGTATAAACATAAGCAGACTTTTTTACAAGCCCCTTACAGGCGATTCTGAAGGGGCATTTTTATGGTTTTTTCTCAATTTTATGTGTATGGGACTCAAACTCCAACATTTCTACGTCTTCGCATAATTTTGCCATTGGTGTGCCTTCCTTAAACCTAATTCCATTCTTATAATTATCTACACAAGTTTTTGCTCTACTCATTTCAAAATTTAATCGTTTCGCTGCTAGTGAAGCTTCATATAATTCGTTTTGTTTCTTCATTGCCTCACGACATTGCCTTATAGGTTCCCGATCTAATGGAATACTAAATGTCGCAGTAATACCTCCATTTATAGATACATTAGATTGTTTTTGTCCAGTTCTAACTTTTTCAAAATACAATATTTCACCTCTATAACCAACGTCTACATCTCCATCACCTATAGGCTCATTCTCATCATCAAAATCACCTTCAGTATCACGCCTTGAATATACTGGTCTATCAAATGTTTCCTCGTAGGGAGTGGCAAATCCATAAGTTGTAGACACAAATGGCGAAATATTTAAAGTTGCGCCCTGACATTGAATAGTGTTCATCTGGTAATTAAAATTCCTAGAGGGTACTACCTGTACAGCTTGATTAACAACGCTACCACTACTATTTGAAGTCGTATTCACAGAATTTGCAAAGACAGGATTATTAATCAAAAAGAGTAAACATAAATATTTCTTCATTGACTAAAGGTACTTGTTGTATCAGTAATATTTTCTATTTGGGTAGTTCTAAGAATATGGGTATAGTTAGTGATACCGGGAGATTCTAACGTTTCATAATATTGAAAACTCTCGCCCTCGTTCACAATACTAAAAGTAGGTTTGTTATCTAAATTAGGGGATACATAAGTGGTTCCTGTGCCTTGTATCGTTGTATCTAATTTTGTCCACCCATCAGGAGCTACATTACCAGTAGAGCTTTTTACATTTTCACCACCTACTGTCAGTTGATAACCATTGCGTATATCAAAACTTTTTATGTCCTCCACTACAGTACTCTTGGTTTCTGATCTTTGAGTAAGCACACCTTGATTGAAATTAGGAATAACACTTTGAGCATATACAGGTGCGCTAAAAAGACTTAGCAAAATGGCATACCTATACATAGCTTTAGTTAATCAACTATTAATGTAGAGGTTATTTGACCAAGTGCTTCAGTATTATGTCCTCCAGCAGTAAGTGTAACTGCCCCAGCAGAAGTAATTGTTCCAGCTAAATTTCCAGCAGTTCCTCCAGCTATAGAAGTTATGTCAGAAAAATTAGGGGCTGCACCTGTTGTTACTGCTGACCCCGCAATTGCATCTGCTTGGGTAAATGATTGACTAAAACTAAAACTATTAGCAGGTACGTCTTGGGTAACGGTAAGATCAGGAGGTGTACCTACACCGCTACTAATTACAAGTGCGCCAACTCCATTAGCTACAGCATTATCACCAGAGCCATGTGTTGTATCAACTCCTGTACCGCTAATAGAGTAGCTAGATCCTATACGATCAGCAGTAGTACTTGCACCGCCTACTGTTAACTTTGTAGAGCTAGTAATACTATGAGAAAGATCTGCATAGGTTGGAGATACTGCTGATAGTGCAAAAATAAATGGAAGTAGTTTTTTCATTTTTTTGTAGGATCAACTTTAATAACGTCAGGTTTTGTCGTGACAATTTCTAGTGGCTGCTTTATTATGATGGTTTGAGTGCCACCGCTAGAGTTATTGATATTACCATTTTCTCCTTCTTCTTTCTTCTTCTTTTTAGCTCCCTGTGCAGCATTAACACTTATACCAAGACCACCTAAAATATTTCCTAAAAGTCCAGCAGCAAAAGTACTATCAACTCTTGGTTGATCTGGTATATCTATTCCAAATAATTTATTTGGTAGTTTTACATACCCTAAAGATAAAACTAATAAGCACCAAGTTAATATAAAAGCTTGAGCTATAGTCGAAACTAAAAAGGTGATTTTCTCCTGATAGTCAGGTTTGTCATCTTCTAATTCTTTACTCTTTTGTGGTATATCTTTGATTTTTTCTTTTTCCATAGGGTTTTTCTGTATAATAGACATATATTGAGGACTCGTAAAGTGGTAGAGGTAGTCGCAGCAGTAGGTGGGGCATTATTGACAGCTTGTTTTGTATCTGTAGGGTCAATATCTTATCGGGGTAGGCAATCAAGAGATGATCTCGTGAGAAATACAACAGCTATAGAATTATTGACTACAAAAATAGATGATATGCACGATGACATGAAAGAGGTATTTCATCGTTTAAAAGAAGTAGAACTAGCAGTTGTAGAAATAAAGCCAAGAAGATAGCCTCTTCCGTTATGACCAGAAGAAGAGGCTATAGCTCTAAGTATGAGGATTGAGCTACTATAAATCTAGCAATATAATAATTACAATGCTAAAAGTAATTGAGCCTATTCTTTTTGCCTTCCTTCGTGGGAAAGCAATAAAAAAACTCGCACTTGATATAGTACGGGCTATGGTCAATAAATCAGATAATAATGTTGATAATCGCCTTTGCGATATGTTAGAAAGAGCTTTATTTCCGGGTAGATAAATTACTTTTTACCGCCTTTTTTCTTCTTTTTCTTTTTCATTCCAGTTCCGTAATGGCCGGGCATAGTGTGTAAGTGTAACTAAGCCAAGTATAGCTTTGTTGCCTTATAAGACCAGTACGCTAGGGTGTGGTTGGAGGGACTTGTAATGAAACTTGTAATGCCTTGGTCAAACTGGTTTAACAAACAAGCTAAAAAAAGACGCAAAGTAGAGCCTTGGGTTTTAGCTGACGTTACATTAGAAGAGGAATTGCAAGTTGAGGTATTTTTACGTCACATCATAGATACGCTTGATCCTAACGATATTTCAGATCTTATAAGTGCTTTTGCAAAAGAAAATTTCAGATTAGTAAAGATAATAAACCAAGCTGGCGATCATATAGATAAAATAGACCCTAAATCTTCTTCTCCCAAAAGTAAGCGCAATCCTTCGCCCAAACCCCTCCACTAGCTTTCCCTTCTGGCATACCAAGACCACATTCTGCTTTTATAACTAGGTGGTGAATGCAATCTATACATAAAGGGTGATCTCTACTCATACATCTAGCATCTGCATATAAATATTCAGCTTCAATAAGCGCAGGTTCTAATTCTTTAGCTTGTAATGGTAAATTTAATTTGCCCTTTTTTGTTTTTATTTTAACTCGCCATACTGTAGGTTCTTCTTCATATAGAACCATGCGACCAGCATGGTATCTAAGAGAAGCCATTTTGGGGTTTATGCCTCGTAATCATCAGGTGGAGGGCTTAGCCAGTATCTTCTACCATTTATAACCCTAAACACATGATTACCGCAACATATGATCTGCCCTAAGTCTCTCTGCTGCTGCTTGCGCTTCTGATCGTGTCTCAAATGTTCTGCTGAGATAGACAACTTTTCCGTCATAAAACCATCCTTTAAATTTTACTGTAAGACCATAATATATGGGCTGAACTCCAAAATTACCTTTGGAGACTAAATGTGTGACATACAAAATTTATTTCTGTTGCCAACACTTAATAAGAATTTCTAGTTCTGCTATTCGTTTCTTAGCAGCTTCTATTTTTTCTTTTTTCGTCATATCAACCTATAGGTACAATCTCTCCATCTAGCTTTAATATATTTAATTGCTTTGTTTTGTGTTTCTGCGTAAGTTGTTAGTTTCATAGGAGCTTTTCCAATACCATTTACAATAAAAGTAAATTTTTTAGTTTTTTTATCTTTTTTTGGTCTGGTAACACCTTCCATATCAGGTGTCATTTCTAGTATTTCTTTGTCAGGAAAATTATTCGATCTCATTTTCTGCTGCCTCCTGTTCTTTGTCAGTAAAATCACGAATTAACATTTTATCTACTTTATTAACTTTGTAGTTATGTTTGACAATAATAGTTCTAATATTTTCATCAACCCAATCACTACGAAGAATTGCAGTATGATTATCGGCATATTCGACAATGTGATCGTAACCTCTTATATCTCTATCTAATTTTTTAGCATATTCTTCTAATCTGTTTTCTTTTAATTTTTGAAGTTTCAAGTCTGACTTGTTACTTCTTTTCCCGTTTGTGTATTTTGGTGTCATGTTATTTTTTCCAATTCAGCAATAGCTAAAGAACGTGCCTTGTTGTGAATAGATCTAAACTCGTTCCTATCTATATATTCTAAGATAATTTGTGAAAAATGTTTATCGTATATTGACCTAAATAAAGTTTCATCATGATCTAAACTAATAAGTTGTGATAAAAATGCTTTGCAAACCTGTTGTTTTCGCCTTACTTTTTGATGCCAATCTTTGTCATATTTTTCTTGTTTTTCCTGTTTAAATTTCTTAATATAATCATCCATATTTTTAATAGCCGTCATTAATTCATCTTTTAACAACAAAATCTCTGGATTAGATAAAGATCCAACGTCATCAATCGTGACAACTTTATCAATTTGTTTACTGTTAAATGTTAAAGGCATAGATAAGGATAATTTCATTCTATTTTAGCTTAATTTTGCTTAAAATCTACTAAAAGTGAGGGGTCTTACATGAAGCCAAAACTCTTAAAAAGTCTTCACAGCCCCAATATTAAAAAGGAAATTCCTCTTCTTGTTTTTTAGGTGTGGAATTTGAAGGACTTGCAGACTCATTCGCATCAGCTTCTTCTATAGCTTTCATAGTCTTAAAATCAGGCTCTAGGTTTAGACCGATATATTTTTTACCTGACTTAGCTTCATTTAAATAGCCTGTAGCTCTAATAGTAACTACACCTTCTCCATGAAAGTCGCTATGTTCTGGCTTTGCTTTTTGTACATAAGTACATAGCTTGATAATCTGTTCTTCTGTAATTTGCAAAACTCCAGAATACTTAGGATAGTTTTTAGAAGGATCATAGTTCTCCTTATAACGCTTTTTGTGGTCTTCTTCTGTTTGCGAGAAAACTGCAAGTGGTAATTTAAAGTCCATAGATAAAAATTAATTGGATTGACGTTTGGCTGATTCTAAATCCTCTATCTCAGCCAACTTATAGAGGATCTTTCCATTGATGGTGTAGAAAGAAGGCGGTTTGCCTTCTCTTCTCCATCTCTCAACAGAACCAATATGAACTCGCCATCTTTCAGCAAGTTCGTTAGGTGTTAAAAACTCTTTCTTAAAATCCGAAGTCATCTTTAGCCTCCTGTACTACTTCAACATTACTCGTAGTAACATCAATAGGTTGTATATCAACTACTTCTTCGCTAGTTTGCACACCTAATAAAAGATCAGGAATGTATTGCCTACCAAAGAAAGTAGCTGCTCGGTTTTTAAGCATTAATTCTGGCATTGATTGATACTTAGGATTCTTCCTAGTCCAACCTTCTTTTTGTGCCATCTTCATAGATACTGCCGTACCTTTAACTAACTTGTTGTCCTCAAGTCTTATAGCTTGGCATTGAACAGATAGCGTCTCATCTTTACCAGTAACAACATAGTCAAAGTTTTTAAATCTACCGCAGCCAAGTATGTTAGAAGTTATAAATTGAGAACTCCATGTTGGTCTGCCATGTATCACATTTAAGTTTTGCATTACTGTTAACGGACTAAGATTCATCCTCTTACTCATTTCTAATGCAACTAGACAGTTAGATAATCCTTTTTGACCTTGATAGCTTGTTGGTACAAGATCAGATTCGCATAAGCTTTTAGCTTGTCTTTGAGCAAACTCAAAAGACT